TAAAAGAAGAAAAAGAATTGACACACGCTTTAAGTTTAGCACAATCAAATATGAGTGTTTACTTTACACTATTAAGAAGAGAAAAAAATAACGAAACAGATATAACCGAACAAGAGATTAAAGACGCACAAAACAGATACGCAAAACATCAAAGAGAAAATCCACATACACCTAGGGTAATGTTATCTCTTGGATTACCTGAAGATGATGTAAAAGAATTTTGTACAGACGCCTTGTTCCCATATGTAGAATAATGGAACATTTAGAAAAATTTTCAGATGTATTAAAAGAACTAAAAGACGATGGTAGATATCGTGTCTTTAATGATATATTACGAACGGCAGGCGATTTTCCAAATGCAATCTGGTATTCAAAATACTCAATCAATAAAATAGTAAACTGGTGTTCAAATGATTATCTAGGTATGGGACAACACAAATATGTCCTAGATAGTATGAAAACAGCACTAGAAACGAGCGGAGCGGGTGCTGGGGGTACAAGAAACATATCTGGCACTACTCACTATCATATTGCGTTAGAAGCCGAAATACAACGCCTACACAACAAAGAAAGTGCATTGTTATTTACTTCTGCTTATAACGCTAATCAAACAACTATCGAAACTATGGCAAAGATTATACCTGATATTTTGTTTATATCAGACGCACAAAATCACTCTTCTATCATACAAGGTATTAGACATAGTAAAGCAAAAAAAGAAATATTTAAACATAATGATGTAAATGATTTAGAAAGTATTTTAATGTCAAATACTGGTCCTAAATGTGTTATCTTTGAAAGTGTATACTCAATGGATGGTGACATTGCACCTGTAAAAGATATTGTAGATGTATGTAAAAAATATAATGCAATAACTTTTATAGATGAAGTACACGCTGTAGGTTTATATGGTCCTACAGGTGCTGGTATATGTGAAAGAGATAATATAGATGTAGATATAATAAATGGAACTTTAGCAAAGGCGTTCGGTGTACAAGGTGGGTACATTGCAGGAAAGAGAGAGTTTATTGACGCAATAAGAAGTTTGGCAAGTGCATTTATTTTTACAACAAGTTTATCTCCTGTACTATGCGCTGGTGCATTAACAAGTATTAAATATGTTAAAGACCACCCAGAGTTAAGAGATAAGATACAAGAAAGAGCAAAGAAAACAAAAGAAGAAATAGAAAGACAAGGTATAGAAGTCTTAAAAAACGATAGTCATATTGTACCTGTAATCATAGGAGACGCCAAGAAATGTAAGGCAGTATCAGATGAGTTACTTTACAAAGATGGTATATATGTACAACCTATTAACTATCCAACGGTGGCAGTAGGTACTGAAAGATTAAGATTTACACCAACACCTTTTCATACAGACGCACACATATTTGATATGGTTGTGAAATTAAAATCTGCAATGAAAAGATGTGGTAAAAAGAAATAATGGACACAAAATACGAAATAGATTGGATACTTGCTGATGGTGGTAATGGTTTAGATGTACTATTATTTTTACTTTTAAATGAACCTTTTTTACAAGGATTAATCGCTTTTGCGTTGGTTATCATACTATTCTGTATTTTTTATGATGGAAAAGATACAAAATGGCACAACGACCATCACGGATAATTATAAATATTGCTAAAGTAAAAGGAAATAACTATGGCAACTCCAAATACAAGACAAACATTAATATCATATGCCAAAAGAGCATTAGGGCATCCTGTAATTGAAATTAATGTTGACGATGACCAGATAGACGATAGAATTGATGAAGCACTACAATACTATCAACAATATCACTATGATGGTATTCGTAGAACATATTTAAAGTATCAATATACAGAAGCAGATAAAACTAGAATTTTATCTAACGCAAACGATAGTGGTACAAAGAACTCTGTAACCACAAATTGGAAAGAAGGTAACAATTATATTATTGTACCTGAAACCGTATTATCAGTAATCAACATATTTCCTTTTTCTAATAAAGGTAACTTAAACTTGTTTGATGTAAGATATCAGATGAGATTAAATGACCTATACGACTTCTCTTCAACAAGTGTTATCAACTATGATATTGTTATGAGACAACTAGATTTTCTTGACCATATATTAGTAGGTGAAAAACCTTTAAGATTTAATCAACACGATAATAGATTATATATTGATATGGATTGGGAAAATGATTTATCAGTAGGTGAATATATTGTGATAGAAGCATACAGAAAATTAGACCCTGACACATATACAGATGTCTATAATGATATCTGGTTAAAGAGATATACAACTGCATTAGTCAAAAAACAATGGGGTGCTAATTTATCAAAATTTAATGGAGTTGCAATGATTGGTGGAGTTACTCTAAACGGACAACAAATATATTCTGAAGCATTACAAGATGTAGAAAAATTAGAAACAGAAATTAGGTCTTCGTTTGAGTTAAATCCAGCAATGTTAATAGGATAAAAAAACAATGGCCGTTAATCACTACTTTCAAGGCGGCGATGGCATAGGTTCAGATAACGAAAAACGATTAATACAAGATTTAATTGTAGAGAACTTAAAAATCTATGGTCACGCTGTATATTACTTACCTAGAACTCTAGTTAATAGAGATTTAATTCTTGGCGAGGATAGTGCGTCTAGGTTTGACGATAGTTATTTAATTGAAATGTATTTTGAAACGGTTGAAGGATTCCAAGGTGAACAAGAAATTATAAGTAAGTTTGGATTAGAAGTTAGAGAAGATACAACTTTTGTTGTTTCTAAAAGACGATTTCAAGAACAGGTTGATGACAGCGCAAACTTAATGATTGATGGTAGACCTAACGAAGGTGATGTTATTTACTATCCTTTAATGAATAAGTTTTTTGAAGTTGCGTTTGTAGAAGACCAGGAACCTTTCTTTCAATTAGGTTCTTTACCAGTTTACAAATTAAGATGTAAAAGTTTTGAATATTCAAGTGAAGAATTTAATACAGGTCACTCTGATATTGACCAGGCAGATGATAGAAAATCACTTGATACAACTTTACAATATCAATTCTTACTAGAAGATGGTACAAATAGTTTGACTTCAAGTAGTGGTAGATTGATATTAGAGAGTGGCGATAAGTTTGGTAATCCACAATACTTGATACAAGAAGAGTATGATGATATTACTACAGACGGAGACGCCGCTACAAGTATACAAACTAAATCTGCTTATGCAGATAATTTAGATTTAGATACGGCCGCAGGTTTTGATACTGCAACCGTTTCAGATGACATATTGGATTTCACAGAAAATAATCCATTTGGAGAGGTTAAATAATGTTTGGAACACATTTCTATAACGAAGGTTTAAGAAGATTGACTATTGCTTTTGGTCAAATTTTTAATGATATTATCGTACAAACAAAAGACGCAAATGATAGTGTTGTTAAAAGATTTAAAGTGCCTTTGGCATATGCACCAAAAGAAAAGTTTATAGTTAGACTTACACAACAACCTGATTTAATGGATAAACAATTTTCTACTATATTACCTAGAATGGGTTTTGAAATATCTAATATTGAATATGACCCTAGTAGAAAATTAAATAAGATGTCTAAAACTCGTATGCCTAAAGTAGATGGTAATACTAGTGACCAGACTAATAAAATGATTTTTAATTATAATCCTGTGCCTTACAATATAACATATCAATTGTTTATATTTACTGCAACGGCAGAAAACGGATTACAAATATTAGAACAAATAGTACCATACTTTCAACCTGATTATACGGTTACGATTAATATGATACCAAAGATGAATTTAAAGCGTGATGTACCTATCGTAATTGGTAATATAAATTATGAAGATAATTATGATGGTGATTTCAATACACGAAGAGCAGTTATATATACAATTAATTTTACTGCAAAGACTTATCTATATGGTCCAACGACAGACGCTGGCGTAGTTAGAAAAGTACAAACAGATTTAGGAACTGACACACAAAGTAAAGCAAGAGAAGAAAGGATAGTTATTACACCTAATCCTGCTTCTGCGAAACCTGGAGACGACTTCGGTTTTACAACAACTATATCATTCTTTGAAGATGGCAAAAAGTTTGACCCTTCAACTGGAAACGATACATAATGAGAGGTTTAAATGAACGACATAATAGTAAGAGACAATGCTGTACCAGCACAATTAGTTAATAGCGCTACATCAAATTTAAATAGATTATATTGGGTAATGTCGCAAGATATTTTACCACAACAAAAAAGTAATTCAGGTATTAATTATGATGACAATACCTTTACTTCTTTAATGATGGTACATAGAATTTATAATTATATGTTTGAAGAGCCTAGAGTTAATCCTGGTTTTGAACCTTGTAAAAGAATATTAGAACAAGCATTAAAATCCTGTGGTTTTGAACTAGACAAAGTTTTTAGATTGAAGTTTAATTTACAATTTCCACACCCACAATATAGTACAGACTTATACAATGTACCACATATTGATGACGCAAACGAAAAACATTATTCATTAATTTGGTATCCAGAAGATACCGATGGCGACACCGTATTATTTAATGAAATGCTTGAAGAGAATAAAGAAGAAAAACCTAAACTAACAATCGCAGAAAGAGTGGCTCCAAAAGCAAATCGTTGTGTAATGTTCAATGGTTGGAGATATCACGCAGGTTGTAACCCAACTAAATATAATAGGAGAATAGTATTAAATTGTAATTTTACTATAAAAGAATAATGGGTAAATTAGAAGAAAAAGTAAACGATATTTTAGGTATCAAAGAAGAGAGTACTCCTGTAGGTGAAATGATACTACAAGAGAACAAAGTACCTGTGCCTAGAAAAGAAGACCCTAAAAAAGATGATATAGAAAATGATTACAAATATAGTAGAGAGAACTATTACAATTTAATTGAAAGAGGTCAAGACGCTATACAAGGTATACTAGATGTTGCAAAAGAAGGACAACACCCTAGAGCATACGAAGTAGCAGGAGCATTAATTAAGAATGTTGCAGATACGGTAGATAAACTACAAGACTTACAAGGTAAATTACAAAAGTTAAAAGATGTACCTAATAAGACAACTGCAAATATTAAAAATGCTTTATTTGTTGGGAGTACTACAGAGTTACAGAAAATGTTAAACAAAGAAAAAACAACTTCTGAAAAAATGCAAGATGAACTAGAGCCAATTGTAGTAGAACCAGAGAAAAAAGATGACAAGTAATGACGCATATTTAGGTAATCCAAACCTAAAGAAAACAAATACTGCGATAGAGTTTACAGAAGAGCAGATAAAAGAATTTCAAAAGTGTCAAAAAGACCCTTTGTATTTTATTAAAAACTATGTAACTATTGTTTCACTTGACGAAGGTCTTATACCTTTTAAGACATATAAGTTTCAAGATAAGATGATAGATACTATGCACAATAATAGATTTAGTATCTACAAATTACCTAGACAGAG